CGAAACCGCCGGACTCTTCGTCTTCAGACGACCAAGGTGGCTGCTGACCCGCTTCTTAGCGGTGCCAACAACTACTACAGCATGTCCACGTATATCGTTGTGGACACGCCGAAGGTCGGCTACTCTGTAGCTGAAGCCAAGGCTGTCGTGGATGCCCTTGTGGCATACCTGACCGCCTCTACCGGCGCACGTGTCACCCAGCTCTTGGGTGACGAGATTTAAGTACGGGTGGGGGCCTCCTACCAGTATGTTTCTCAACACACCAGCGGGAGGTTCCATCATGTCATCAGATTACATGTCTGAGCTGATAGAGCGTTATCATTCGCTTTACGCTCAGCATCTGAACTGTTCGCGCCCTTGCTCTTACGAGCCGGAGTGCATCATTTCAGAGTCGTCCGATGCTTTTCCGTACGATCTCGACGTCGCTACCCAGATTGATAATCCAGGTGACGACGCTGTGACGAGCTTCATAGCATCACGTGTGCTCTTAGAGCGCAAGTGGTGTGACAGTGGTGCAGATCTTGCACTTGCCATTGCCATGAAGCTGATTTGACCGCGGGTTCAATCCGGCTGAGGATGCCTAGCCTATAGAAGGGCAGACATGAAAAGCCTGATCGAACTCTGGAGGAGGATGGCCGATGAATTGGCCATCTGGTGCCACACAAGCGCCACGCTCGACATTAAAACCGTCGAGCGTCGTATCGAACAGGAGGGGTTCTCGTTTTTGACGATCACCCTCCCAGCATTCGCGAAGGACTTCGAAAGATGTCTCGACGCTGGTGCTGTAGACCCCTGCGCGTTTCCTGGTTTTGCTAGGAAGCGTGGTCTCCCCCTATTTCTAGGAGGTTTCCTGGGCAATGTGTTCGATGCAAGCAGTGGTGACTTGGTCGATGAAAACGATCTCATGATTGATTCCATCTTGGCGGTTAGGCAGCTTTGCTACCTATTCGCCAAGATCGACATGCCGTGTAGTGAAGCACGGACACGTCGCGCAATCAAGGGATACATCGACTGTGAACAGGAAATGTCTGAGAAGAGTGGTACTATATCGGCGGAACATATGGAATCATTCCGTCGTATTTCTTCTCTGCTTCTACGTGGGGTTTTCACTCACATGGATGTTCTCATCCATGAGGGAGCCCTACGTGGAAGACATGGCCCCGGGTCTACCGCCGATCGCCTTTCCGGAAACGGAAAGTACGACCAGTGGGAGTGGCCCGAGCGACTCGACAAGGTGTTTCCCGCGAGGGAAAACATCGTTGTACCCTTACTGGGTATGTCGAGTGACAGCTGGTGGTATCAAGACCAGCTGGACCGTGTACAGTTCCTTGAACCTGACGCGGAACGTCCCGTAAGGGTCATAACCGTGCCGAAGACGCTCAAGACCCCTCGTATTATTGCGATCGAGCCAACCTGTATGCAGTATATGCAGCAGGCCTTGCTCGAGCCATTGGTCGAGGTCCTGGAACGTAAGTTCCCTCGTCATAGCGATGAGGAGAATCTTGCGTCCCACTTTCTGGGATTTAGCCACCAGAACCCAAACAGGGATCTGGCTAGGTCTGGTTCCAGAACTGGAGATCTCGCAACGCTCGATTTGAGCGAAGCGTCTGATCGTGTCTTGAACGAGCTGGTAGTCGCGATCTTGCACAGAAATCCTCTTTTCTCGGAGGCAGTGCAAGCAAGTCGCTCGACTACCGCTAGTGTACCTGGCGAGTTGGGTGATTCAATCATCCCGCTTACCAAGTTCGCGTCCATGGGTTCAGCCCTCTGTTTCCCCTTCGAGGCCATGATTTTCCTAGTGGCCATATTCGTTGGGATTGAACAGGGGACTCAGGTCCCACTCACCCGGAGGCTTATAAAAAGTTTCCAGGGTCGTGTGCGCATCTACGGTGACGATCTTATTGTCCCCGTAGAGCATGTGGAACACGTGATTGACAGTCTTGAGACTTTTGGTTTCAAGATTAATGTCAACAAGTCTTTCTGGACGGGTAAGTTCAGAGAGTCTTGCGGCGGAGATTACTATTCGGGCCATGATGTAACACCAGTCAAGGTCCGGAGAGTGTTTCCGAAGTCACGTGGCGATGTTGAAGAGGTGGTTAGCCTAGTAGCGCTGAGGAACCATATATATCACATGGGTCTTTGGCGTACTACTAGTTGGCTGGACGAGAAAATCGAGAAGGTTCTTCCCCACTTTCCGGTTGTCCAGTCATCCTCACCTGCGCTTGGCCGCGAAAGCCTGTCTTTCGACTATGTCGAAAGCCGCATTTGCGAGTTGACGCACGCGCCCAGAGTTAAGGCGTATGTATCAACTTCCCGACCACCACGTTCTACGTGTAGTGGAGAAGGAGCTTTGCTCAAGTTCTTCCTCAAACGGGGTGAAGATGCCCCGGAAGATGAAGAACATCTTCTGCGTCAAGGACGCCCTCAGTCGTCCGCACTAAAACTGAGGTGGGTGCAGCCCTTCTAATGCTGGGCTGCCTTCTGACGTAGTGTTTCTTCTCATCATAGGGATTGTCGTGGTAAAGCCGTTTTACCTTCACTTGTTACTGTGAAGCGGCCACGATCATGACTATATCTCCAGATGAGGAGCGGCGTCAGTCGTACATGGTGTTGGGGGCCCTCGCGGGCTCCTAACATTGGTGGGGTGTGC